TGCACAACAAACCTTTCGATCTCTCTACCTTCAACATACATTTGTTCAAACCGGACCCGTGTCTCCATTGATTCAGCCAGTCGAGTATTTGAAGTGTTGAACAAATTCTCATCCACATCAAATTCAAACATGAAATCATCCACTGCCTTCATCCATGTCACGATCCTATGTTTTGGGGAATTCTTTCCAGTAATCCACAGCATTGCTGACGCAATGAAAGGCGAAATATAGGGCATGAGAAAATTTGAGAAGAATTTGGATATCTTCTCAAAAAAAGTCAAGGAAGCATTGACACTCGAAAAATATTGGCCCCTCTGAAGGAAAGATTTCTTATCAACATAGCATCCTGGCATCAATGTTTTGATGAATGACAACACCTCTTTGAACAGTATTGCTTCTGCCTGAACCACCTCACATTCTCCAGATTGCCACATAACCGGAGTAGTTAGTGCATTGTATGCTATTACTGAGCCAAACCATGACTTAGCTATTGAATGAGCAATCATGGAATAACCTACAGCAACAAACAAATGTACAATAACACTAACAAACTTGTATAGTAGCGATGGCAATATCTTTCGTAGCAAACCCAGATACAGGAACATTTTGGCACCATAAGCTTTCATGGACAATTGACGTGTCAAAAAGAAAGCAGTGTCCATTGCAAGATTCTTGATCACCTCTGTTTCACCATCATTTGCTCTATTCACGCCACTGAGCTGCACTATCTTCTCAAAGATAGGATTCACACAAGCCTGAACAAAGGTGACTATAATATCAATGACACTTTCTGACTCTTCTTCATACACTCTCTCACTCTCTGGAAGATCATCCTGTCCAGCCTGGAATTGGGCTTGTATTTGAAGAGAACGCCAGTGCTTCACTCCTTGCAAATGCTTTTGGTATGATGCATCATCACAACACAATATACCGCAAACATAGCAAAAAGTATCACACTTTAATCCTCTATACTTCAAAGCCTTCAGGTGCCTCTTCCCTTGGTTGTGCTGGTCCAATTCTCGTGATGTATTGAATCCTACTCCACACACCTCGCACTTATCCATAAAGGGATGTGGTGCAGGATAGCTGATTCCAATTTCATCCTCTCCTGAGTGGAACTCCATAGGGACAGTCATCATTTGGCAAGCAACTCGAGCAGATATTCCCTCCACCTTCATCATTGTTTTCTTTCCAAGTCGCATGGGGAGTATATTGGAAACTCCAACCACTTTTCCACTTTGCAACTCACACTCCTCTCCTTTTATTTTCTTTGCATTTTTTGATAAAGCTCTTTTGATTATCAAAGGGTAAAGCCCAATATAATCAAAAAGATGAGATACAATATATGATGGAACAACACGGCCAAAAATTGAGCAAAAAGAAAATAATGAACGCAAAATTACAAGCGGATTTACAGTAGAATCAAAGAAACAAGGATAACAATTGCGAACAAAAGACCACAAAAAAGCAGGGGGGATCCATTCAGATTCCATCATTTTCCGGGAGAAGGAAAACAATGACCTCTTGGAAACGGGAAAATCAAAATCAAGCAATTCCTTTGATCCTAACTCACTACAAATAAAACTGCGAATTTTATATGGTAGCATCTGAAAGCCTAATGAAGTAACTAAAGTTCTATCTACTATAGAACTGGACTCTAACAGTCCAGTTGCAACAAAAGCACATTTGGCACATATATAAATACGATTTGTTGATGATAAGTGACACAAACAAGCATCCAAAACATCATTTTTACAACGACTATGCTCAACAAAATCCATGTACTTTCG